AACAAGAACAAATGCAACAAGCACAAGCCGCTGGTGATTTGAATGAATCAATGGCAAAAGCTGAATCACTTAGGTCACAAGCCGCATAATGGAAAAATCTACACGAAAACCTAGTTGGAAAAGAAAACTTAAATATTTGATTGCTGGACCTGCTATGCCTTTCGGGTTGCCTAGAAAATTATATTCTCCACATCATCCTTCAGGATTAGAAGCTATTGGGCGAGATTTTGATGGAACAGGACACCACAGAGGAAGGAAATTAGGTCAAAAAGAATTATTGACTAAATATAATGTTGTTTATAATAAAGAACATGCCGCTAGTCCTAAATTATTTACAAGAGTCAAACAAGTAAGTAAATCTATTTTAACTGGCAAAGCTCTACCTTCAAATATGTACACAGATAGATGATTTCACGATGGTTACAGGAAAAAGGGAAGCGTAAGAGTTTTAAAGAGGTTTTTAGTGGTGAAGAAGGACAGGATGTTATTGCAATGCTTGCAAATGCACATTATGTTTTTCGGACTTCACATGCTGGAGACCCCTATACATCTGCGTGGCAAGAAGGTCAAAGAACTGTAGTAATGGAGATTATTAATCTCGTTGGTGCAGATTTGGAGGCTGTTAGAAAAAGAATTGACATGCAGGAACAGGCTCGTGTAGAAAGACGAGCATAACCTTTAAAATAACTAAACATGGAAGAAGAAATAGCTCCTGTAGAAGATTCAGGGCAAGCTGAAACTGGTATTCAATTTAACCCATCCACTATGCCTGAAGGCTTAAGGGATGAACCTAGTCTCCAAACATTTGACTCTGTAGACAAACTTGCTAAGTCCTACGTTAATGCAGTCAAAATGATAGGAGGAAACCCGGACAATCTCATCTCCGTTCCACAGGAAGGGGAAAGTTGGGATAGTTTTTATAATCAACTTGGAAGACCTGAACAAGCAAATGGTTATGATTTTGGAGAAGATGTAGATGGTGTACTAGATGATTTTAAAACATTTGCACATCAGAACAATTTTACTCAAGATCAAGCAGATAATTTATTAGGTCTTTTTTCAGACATGCAAGAGGAAGATGCTCAAAGTGAGGAACAGGCTATTGAGGACTTAAAGGTTCAGACTACTATTGGACTCCAACGTGATTGGGGTAGAAATTATGATGGTAATCTGGATTATGCCCGAAGAGCCTATGCTCAATTTGGTACTGCCGAACTAACTGACGTTCTGGATAATTCTGGCTTTGGTAATCACCCTGAAGTGATCAAAGCCTTTTCAAAAGTAGGTCAGTTACTAGGAGAAGAATCACTTGCAGTAGGCACAGGATTAGGTCGAAATCAGATGTCTCCGCAAATGGCGCAGGAAGAGATTCAGTCTCTTTATCGTGACAAGGACTTCTCTAAAGCATATAGAGATAATAAAGACCCAAATCATAAAACTGCAATGAGTAAAATGGAAAGGTTATTTAAAGATGCCTATCCAAATCAAAAAAGAGTAAGATAGTTTCACACCTCCATAGTGGAGGATAAGCCGAACAAGAGATAATAGGTAGACAACCCTATGGGCCTACTGAACATTCTCTTGAGACCCTTTATGGATAATCTCTAGGTTATAGTGATTGTTACTTATACACATATCGTGTATGAGATTTCTATAAAAGGTACAATATGGCTAATTTTTATGATATTGAAACGTCGTATATACATCGCTATTCCGCTGATGTTTTACATGCGCTTCAACAAAAGACTACCCGGTTACGGAATTTTGTAACCAATAAGCCAGACTGTCAAGGTGTTGCCGAGTTCATTGATAAGATCGGAACTAGCGAAGCACTAGACAAAGTTGCACGTTTTGCAGATTCGCCAGTACAGGCAATATCCCATCAACGTAGGAGAGTATCAGCACAACCTAAAAATGCTGGATTCTTTGTAGAAGGTTTTGATACTCGTAGAATGAACTACGATGTGTTCCAACCGTATGCAGAAGCTACGTCAATGGCTATGGCTCGGAAAATGGATACTGTAATCATTGATGCCGCATTTGGTTCTGCTTATGAATCAGATGGTGGTGTAATGGACGGTGCAACCGAAATAGTCTGGAATTCAAGTAATTTCCCGAAACAGTTTATTGCAAAAGACTTCTCTGTCGGCACAGCAACCGTTGACTTGAGTGGTATTGATAATACCGCATCAGATTCGCGTACATTGTCAATTGATAAACTGTTGAAGGCTCGTAGGATTCTTTCTGAAAATGAAGCAGATCAATATGATGAAGGTGGTAATCCACTTTATTTCATTGTCTGTTCTGCATCTCAGATAGAATCTTTACTCCACTCCAAGCAAATTCAAAGTTCGGATTATAATAATATTCGTGCTTTGGTTGAAGGGCAAACTAACTATTTCGCAGGGTTCCAGTTTATACGGCATGAAGGTATGCCTACAACTGGTACTGGTGATTCTTTGGTAGAAAAAGTACTTTGCTTTCATCCGCAAGGTATTGCTTTTTGTTCTTGGGAAGAACCTATAACTGAAATAGAAAGACGTTCTGACAAATCTTTTGTTCCGTATGCATATTTTGAAATGGATATTGGTGCAACTAGGGTTTGGGAAGAGATGGTCATTGAAATTTCTTGTTTCAAAACTGCTTAACTCATAATCTGAAAGGACAATATGGCTGATCAATATGCTGTAAATCACAAGAAACGATTCGTTACTGTTCCTGCGAAGCTGACTGATGTCGCTGATCAAGGGGGCAGAATGCGGATGTTGTATGATAAGTTCACGTTTACGTCGCCTGATATTGCGATGGCAATAAATGACACAATATCCTGTGGTAAACTGCCTCCCGGAGCAAAAGTATGGGATGCATCTTTACACCAATCGGCAACACTAGGAACAAGTTGTCAGTTGAGTTTAGGATATACTGATGGCACAACAGCAACTCCACTTGGATTTATAGGTGCGGCTGTTGCTACAGGAGTAGGAACACGTTACATGAGAGAAGGAGTAAGTAATATTACTCAAGCTCCAGTAACAATTACTTCTGAAGTTACTGTAATTGCAAAATTAACTGCGGCAGTAAGTTCATCAACTGTAGCATTTGTTGAAGTACGGATTTATTATACCGTTGATTAATAACAATCGGGGGTTGGGCAACTAGCCCCCTTTTCTATAAAATACTATGGATAAAACTGGTATAGCTAACCTCGCCTTGAGTAATTTAGGTGAAGCTAGAATACAATCTCTTACAGAAAATAGTGGTAGAGCAAGAGCTTGTTCTGCAAGAATAGAAAGTTGTATAGAGACTGTTTTACGAATGAATGTGTGGAATAGTGCATTAGAACGTGTACTTCTTACACAAATAGAATCTCCAGTATTTGGATGGAACTATACTTATCAACTTCCTTCTGATTGCATTAAAGTTGTTGAAGTAGAACCTATATCTAAATATATGGTAGAAAAGAAGAATATATTATCAAATGAAACTTCATTATATCTACTATATGTAGCAACACCAACAGATACAAATAACTTAGACATTCTTTTGGCAGAAGCTATATCAATGAAACTTGCTGTAGAAATTGCTGAAACCCTTACAAGTAAACAAGGGTTAAAACAAGAAATGTCTCAGAAATACTTTCAATCAATACAAGAAGCAAGGTCTGCAAACTCTAGAGATAAAACACCAGAACATAGAGAACGATCATCTTATCTTGATGCTAAAAAAGGGAGATATTCAGTAACACATCGAACATTTAATACTCCTACTATTGGTTACGAAGTTGATCAACAAGCATGGAAAACTAAATGAAGTATGAATTCCTACAACCTAAATTTAATGAAGGTGTATTAGCAGGAAGTCTTCAGGGTCGTTCTAACGAAGAATTTTACCGTTATGGGTACAAAAGCTCTAAGAATATGATCCCTGTCCTCTCAGGGCCAGTTCTTAAACGCCCCGGCACTAATTACATCGGGGAAGCTAAAGACCCTAGTGCTGTATTCATACCTTTCTTTAAAGATAAGGATAATACTTATATTATAGAATTAGGTTCAACATCAGCTTCTTCTGGTGGTTACTTAAGAGTCTGGTCACAAAATCAGCTTTTAACAGATAATACAGCAGGTTCATCTCCACCTATATATGAAGCAGATTTTAGTGTTACAGCATTTCCTTGGACTGCCGTAGAAATTACAAAATTAAAAACTACACAAAGTGGTGATGTAGTATTCGTTTGTTGCCCTACTAAACCTCCCCAAAAAATAGTACGTACTTTATCTACTGCCGCAACTGCCGCTGTTGCTGATGATGAAAGTGTATGGGCAATTGAAGAATTTGTAACTTTAGATGGGCCATATAATGAAATTAATGTATGGGATGAAAGTGATCATAAAGAAAGATTTACGTTAGGATTAACGGCTCAACCTGCCGTTAGTGATTTAGTGGAAATAGGAGACGTACAATTTAATACTATTGATAATACATTGGTTCTTGCAAATCATGGAGTTCAAGTAGGCCAACATATAAGGTTAGATGGTTCCACAGGTAATGGTTGGGGTAATATAAGACAAAATATTTCTGGTACTACTACTTCTGATGGTCAAGCACAACAAAAAATGGATGGATCAAATAGTGTTGCAATTGCATCTACAGCTTGTTCTTGGGAAGATAATACTATTGTCCAATGTCCAGCTACGCATACATTAAAGCCTAATAATATAATACGTTTTACTGGTGACTTTACTGGTACAACTGGACCTGCTCTTCTTACAGACTATTTTGTATCTGAATTAAACTTAACTTCTACTACTTTTTCAGTATCTCTTACAATTGGAGGAACACTTATAAATCAAGGAGGAAATAGACCTGTAGGAGAAGCTTTTGTAGGAATTTTAGGAAGTGATACTTTTAATATTGATGCCTATGTTATTTCTACAACTTCAACTACTATACAATTTGCAGATACTGATGGTGGAAGTATCAGAGAGTTTGAACTAAAACAAACTGCTGTTACTACTGCTCCGTTAGCAACTTCCTCAAATGCAAAAGTTACATTAAAAAAGTATGTCTTTGCGGCTAGTTCTACAGTAAGAGAGCTTACATTACATAATAATAATGATACAGATGCCTCCGGGTTCGATGCATCAGCTACAACTAAAACTTATTTTTCTGCTAATGATGTAGGTCGCCTTATAAGAATAAATCCATTATTAAAAGGTGGTAGTAATATAGGTGGTATAAAATGGGCATGGGGGATAATTAAAGCTGTAGATCATTTATCGGATGCGGCTACTGTACATGGTACTATTGATGTTGAATTTAAAACTGAAATGGCTAATTCAAGAGGAAGTTTTGGTACATCCGAGTTTAGGCTAGGTGCATTTAGTTTAGGAGAAGGATTCCCACATGTAGCACAGATATATCAGCAACGCATGGTAATGGCGGCAACCAATGTGCAACCATCTACAATCTGGTTATCGGAGACAGCTAATTTTTATTCTTTCTCTCCAACAGTTATATCAGAACAAGGTAGTCCAGATTCTATTACAGAAGGAGTTTCAGCAGAAATAATAATAGATTCAAATGCTCTTACATTTACTTTAGATTCAGATACATTGGATGAAATAAAGTGGCTTGGAGAGTCAAAGAAACTTTCAATGGGTACTTCTGCTGGTATATATATGTTATATGGGTCAGAAACCGATCTTAGTATTACTCCATTCCGCTTTACAATTAATAGAGAAACCTCATTCTCTGCAACAGATACTGCACCAGTAATTGTTTCTAATGCATTATTATATACTCAGATTGGAGGCAAAGACGTACAGTCTCTAGAGTTAGAAGCAGAAACAATTAACCAATGGGTTTCTAGTAAAATATCTCTGAAAGGTTATGATATAATTAAAAATTCTACTATATCAAAAATGGTATGGCAGGAAAGACCTTTTGCAATTATATGGTTTATGATGGCAGATGGTAAGCTATTAACTCTTAGTTATGATCGTAGTGCGGAATTTCAGGCATGGTCGGAACATACTATTGCAGGTAAAATATATAGACAAATTACAGCAACAATACAAAAAACTGATGATAGAGTTGCCGTTGTAAGTGATAGTTCAGCAGATGAAGTAGCAGATTCAGGAAACAAAATATTATTTACTGATACTGCTCATGGATTACTTAATAATAATATTATACAATTAACAACCACAGGTATATTACCTACAGGATTAAGTCTTAATACAAATTATTATGTAGTTAATAAAACAGCCAATACATTTAAACTTGCATTAACTTCAGGGGGAGCAGATATTTTATGGACGTATGATGGAGGAGGGATACTTTCATGGCATAAACCTACAATGTTTACTGTTGCAGGAGATCAAACAGATTCATTAACAGGTTCAGGTTTATTTGTAGTAGATAAATATGTAACTATATCTAATTATACAGACGTAAGCTGGAATATAAGTCAGGAAATTATAAATGTATTATATACTGGAGGGAATACAGAAATAACAACTCGCTTGGATTCATCAGGATTTGCCGGTATAACATCAAGTGACCCTAGAATTGAGGCAGATGGTAGTTCACATGCACAGGTGACTGATATTGATATGATACCTACACCAACGCATGATCAGATATGGTTTAAGATAAAACGCACTATAAATGGAGTTGATCGACATTATATTGAAACACTATCAAGATTTCCAACAGAAGGAGCATTAGATCGTAATGATTATGTATTCTCTGATAGTGCAGTTACAGATGCAGTTCCAACTACTAAAATTATTAGTGGATTAAAACATCTTAGAAATGAAGAAGTTCAAATATATTATGAAGGAATGCAACATTCTAATATGACTGTTACAAATACAGGTTCATCAGATGAAACAATTACTTTAAGTCATAGTCTAGGTAATGAACATGTAACAGGACTTCCTTATCGTGCAGAAATAGAAACATTAACACCATCTGCACCAGAAAATCAGTTCTCTTATACTAAAAGATTGATTAAAGCCGCAGTATTAATAGAAGAATCATTAGGTATTCAAATTGAATATAATGATTTATCTGAAGAATTATTGTTCAGAACGACTCAGGATGCAATGGGTAGACAAATACCCTTGTTTTCTGGTTTAAGGAAGATTTCATTATCAGGTATTGGTTGGGATACACATAATATAAAAATCGTTTCTAATGGGCCGTTTCCGATGCAACTAAATGCAGTTATTATTGAAGCAGAAACAGGGGGATCATGAGTGCTGTCGCAGTCGCAATGTTTGCCGCAGGCGCATATTCTGCACATCTAAATAGAGAAGGAAGGTATGGGAATGCTGATGAACGTAATAGAGCCGCTAGAGAGTCTCTCCTTACTGCATCATGGAATATAAAGGAAAGAAATAAAGAATCTCAGCAAACACAATATCAAGTATTGGATACTGGTGGTAATTTAATACAAAAAATTGCTATTGCAGGTAAACAAGCAGAAGGAACTGGGAAAGTATCTTCAGGTAGTAGTGGAGTAGTAGTAGAAAGTGGCTCTTCAAATGCCGCATTAGCCGCTATAGCTAGAAAATCATTAGAAGTACAAACAGAAGTTCTCCTTGACACTAAACATAGAATTAAATCTATAGCTAGAGATACTGAAAATCAAAACAGATCAGAATGGAGAAATGCAAAGCAAAATGAGGAACAACAAAATAGAATTGCTAGTAGAGAAAAAGAGTCTGCTGATAGAGAATTTACGGCTAGTCTCTTGAACTCAGGTATAAATGCATATGCTACAGGATCAAAAGTTAAGGGTTCAAAAACTCCTGAAGTTACTAAGACTACTGATACCACTAAAAAAATAAGTACAGTTAAATCAAAACTTACCACTTCTAAACCTATTAAATTTAAAATACAAAATCAAAAATCAAATACGCCAAAAGGAATAAATTATAATGATGCATATACGAATATGATGAACAAATACGGGAAGGGGTATAAATGGCCCAAATAACACCACCAGATTATTCTAAAATAGCTACCAGACAACAAGTATATAATGTCCGTCCTGCACAAGAACAGTATCGTGGCCCGGATGAAAATGCTGGACAGGTAGATTTATCTACAGCAAAGATAATAGATTCAGTTGTTAATGGTTTAGATGTATTTACACGGATATATGCTCAGTCTGAAGAGACTGCTGATACACTTCAAGCAAATGAGATTCTAGTTAAACAAGCAAACTATAATCAAAGTGTGAAAGAAGCAATAAAGTTTAATGTAGGTAAAACTGCACCAGAAAACTTACGAATGGAAGGAGCAGTACAAAAACTTAGAACTATTAATAAAGATGGTAAAAGTGATTTATATCTTGGCGAAGGCGAAGGAGTAAATATAAGCTCATTCCCAATACCAGATGATATTAATGATAATGTACGCTCAAAGATAGAATCTTCTATAGTTAGAGGAAATATTGATATTGTAAATTTCCTTATTGATCAAGTAGAAGATACACAAAGTAAGCAAATAGAAGGATTATTGGATTCCTCAATTGAAACCTTTTCACAAAATTATACTAATGATACTAGGAATAATTCAGATAAAAAAACACGGAGAGAATTATTAAATAACCATTTAGATGGTTTATTTGCTGAGATAGATAACTTAGGGTATTTAGGTACATATAATACAAATCAAATAAGAAAACAAAAAGAAAAAGTTATTCAAGTTGCACTTAAAGCAGAATTTAAATCAGATTTGAAAATGGAAGGGAATTATAAAACTGCTATTGATAATGCTGATAAGGGAGAATATAAATATAAAATGGATGATGGCAGAGAAATAAGTCTTAGCCGAGCTATAATTACACCATATGTGGATCAACAAATATCTGAACAAAGAAAATCAAGTAATAACTTTAAAGATTATTTAAGTAAAACTGAAAAAATAACTTATATTAATAGATTAAGTAAAGATGCACAAGATAGTCCCAGCACATATTTACTAAAATATGGATTATCTGAAAATGGTAAATTTAGAATAACTAATGAAAAAATAGATAATGACCCTGCCCTTAATCAATACACAAAAACTGAATTAAAAGAGTTAGGCCCTGATGCTGATGGGAATCCTAGAATAGCGACCATAGATCAACAACGAAGTATAAAAAAAGCATTATTACATAAACTATATCAACAGGCTATAAAAGATCATGAAGCAGAAGTAAAAGCACAAGAAGGAAATATATATGTTCCAGCAAACTTTAATCGTAGTTATATCCCAACTGTAGTTAATGAATTGCAAGTACATCTTAAAGAACGTGTATTAGCGGCAAGAGAAGGAAAAATAGCAAATAAAAAAGAAATAAGAAGGACTCCACTAAAAGATAAAAAACTTAATTCACAGCAATTAGCAGAAGTAAAAACATTAGAATTTCACGCAGAAAAAATAACTGTAATAGCTGAAGAGGTAAATAATTGGAAATTATCGGAATTAAAAGATAAAATAAAATATCTAGAAGGTTTAGCCGGGGAGGATGATAATTTTAGTGGTTTATCTGAAATAGCTCAAAATATTCTTCAAGGAAGAATTAAAGATTTATCAGAGAATATAGCTTATATTCAATTAAAAGAATCTTCATTACACAATGAAAGAATTCTAGATGGTGGAGATGGTCAATATAAAATGGAAGATGTTAGAGATTGGCAGAAAGCACATGGTATAACAAATAAAAATAGAATAGTACCACAAGCCTTATTAGCAGAGATTAAAACACTTGAAGACCCTCTTCTTGATATTCCTCAGAAAATGGCAATAATGGATAAATTTGTAGCATTAAAATATAAATATGGCAAATCCGGTTCAATGGCAACTAGAGAAATCTCACTTAATATGAGATCACAAATTGATGGAGGTATGAGAGGTGTCTTTTCAGTTTGGGAAAACCAGAATCCTATAGAACGAGAAGAATATCTTAGAGGTCAAATAACAGACTTTGCAAAAGCAAAATAAACATGGCAGAAGAATCTACAATATACGATCAAATTAAAGAGAGTGTTGTTGGGTTAAGTCAAAATGACTATTTATCAACAATATATGATCCGCAATTAAAACAAGACTTATTGCAGACAAAATTTAATATGATCAATTATAAAATTCAAATGGGGAAATGGAATAATGATACTGATCCATATGAAGCCGCACAACAATTAAATAATGAAATGTTTCCTAATCAATACGTAATTGATACAGGTAAAAGACTTAATTTTGCTGTTGATAAAGAAATATTTGAAAAACAAGCAGACCTTGATCCTGATAAAGCACTTAGTGGAGCTAATTTATTAATAGCAAATATGGATGAATTAAATATAGATGGTCAAGCTTTTAAATGGGGTATTTTTAAGGAAATTGGAGATGATTATCAAAAAATGATGCCAGAAAAAGAATTAGAAAAACGTAAAAAAGAATTAGAACTTGCTGGCATATTACATGGTAAAGATACAGAAAACTATTTAAGAGAACAAGCAACACAAGATATAATCGATGGCAATTCGTATAATCTTGAAAGAGCATTAATACCAGACAGTAGCGGAGAAGGATATAGAATAGGAATATTTTACATACCTGAAGATGGATCGAGTAAAGATGGAATCTTAATTGGAGCAATGTTAGATGGTAATAAATTCCGTCATATATCACATCAGGAATTATTAGGAGCAAGTGCTTCTGAGCATTTTATGGAATATGTTACAAGTAATTACTTCAATTATAGTCACAAAAATGTGCAAAAATTAAAAGATGAAGGAATTGAAACAGATGAAAAATATAGTTGGAAAACACAACGAGTTTCAGATTACTACCCACAGTTCTTTGAAGAAATGGGTCAATTAGAATTCCAATATGTTTTAAAACCTTTATCAGATATGTTAGATAAAAAAGCAACTGAAAAGTTTGGTAAAAAATATAGACCGGGTGTAGATTTTCTTTCAGATGCAGAGTCGCAGACTGTATTAGAA